GAGGGGCTGCTGCTCGGCGGCGACGGCTGCGACGGCCATGCACAAAAATACGAGGTTGACACGGATTGCCAAAAGACGGGTTACTGGGAACTCGCAGATACGACTGTAGAACTCGCTCTTAGCGTCGAGCCAATGATTAAGAGACTTGATTTTGCGCTGTATCGTAGCACGTACGTCGATAGGCTGCTGTTTCGCAGAGCTCTCGAATTCGATTACTTGTTGCATATTGCACTATTGTTTTAGCATCCCCGGAACTGCCGGGACAGCGATACAGAGAAGCGGCTGCACATCCCGCTGCTAAAACAATAGTGCATCACTCCGAAGAGCTATACGAATTGTACGAGATGGCAACCGCCAATATTGAGTTGTGGGCATGAAAAAAGCCCAAGCAAACTATGCTGAGCAATAACCGATGCTCTGCGGAGTTGACTACAACTATTGTCTTAGCATTGGCAAAGATATGAAATATCCCCGAAACCTGCAAGAGATCTCGGGGAAAAGTTTTGCGTGGTGTAAAAATTACCAATCGTCTTTAGTCTCCTCTCGCTTATCTATGAACTCTTCAAGACTTTTGCTGAGTTCATTGAATTGCTTTTCGCAGAGTGGAATCCCATTTTTGAAGTAATATTTATAGCTTGCTTTTCTATTCATCCCCTCAATGCCTATGTCTTTCAAATCTTTAGGAAGAGAGTCTACAAGTATTCCCATATGGTTATTATATTTTGCTTCATGAGCAGGTTCATGGCGAAAGTCACTCATTGCAAATTTCAAACGGCCATCTTTAAATTGGATATCAATAAGGTAGTTGATATATCCTTGAATGCTTGAGTAAATCATATTAGTAGAAAACACTAATTTTCCTTTACCAGTAAGTTCTTTGCCAGGATTTTCATCTTTCACGACGGCTTTAGAATCGACATAAGTCCGGGAAAACCAGTTTTTGGAAGCATCATATAACTGTTGCGCGGTCATACCTTCCTTCTTAATGACTTTAGAGAAGCTAATAGGTTTTTGAGCGTAACACGCAATAGTGCTTGCAAGAAGCATGAGGGTGAATAATATTTTTTTCATAAGTTATGTATTTGATAATTTCCATTCTTTGGGTATTGAGACAGATTGTGTGCCTACTGTTACAGTTTGATCCATAACAGCATCACGAAAACGATGCTCGTTCTTTTCAAGTAATATCCACTTACTCCGATAGTGCATAAGGAGGTCGCGTAACTCGGAACTATGATTGCCCGGCGGAAAAAAAAGCTTTATTTTCTTTTCAGGGTAATTAGTATGTATAAATTGTAACGGGGGAATTAAGTCGCTATCTGCACTCACTAAGACAACTACATCTGTTTTGTCTTGAACACAATCTGCCATCATCCGTACAGATATATTTACATCAGTTTTCTTCTCTTCGGGTTTGGAGATGGAATACTCACAATTTGGACATTTTATCTGTTTGGACATATATTTTCCTCTAACAACCTCAAACTTATCAGGGTGTAGAAGACGATTGGCGTTGAGAAATGCGCTTTGACGACTATTTTTCCGCGAATTTAAGGGAGAGGCTGTAAAATAAAGGACTTTCTCAAGCACTTGATCTTTCCCAAGAAAACTCTCACAAAAAGAAACCATGTCCAGCCAATAATAATCCTTCCATTGCGGTATGATATCTTTTTTTCGCTTTAAAGCAAAATAAAAATTGAAGCCATCAAAGTAAAAAGTTACTCTTTTAGTCATAGATTTAGAATAAAAAAAAGCCACTCGAAAGTGGCCTAAACTCTGCAAGAAAGCAGAGCGGTGCTTAGATATGTTGCAAAGATAGGAAGTTAAGTGGTTAATTCCAAGCGTTTTCACAATTATTTTTGCGTGACGCAAAATTTTTAACGTTCCGTCACTTTTTAGTTGCAGTAAAAAATGCGCCCGTAGGCGACGGGCGACTTTTGTCTTGAAGGTCAATGAGAACCTCGCCTAAATGTTTTCTGCAGCACGACGAATGCGGTTTGATAGGTCGATGAGTGCACCGCGCATCTGCTCGGCTTCCTGTTGGTTGAAGCCCCCTGTGCCTCCGTTGCCGTCGATGCCATCCATCTTGTGATAGAACCAAGAAGAAGATTTTTGAAAGTAGGTATTGGCAAAATCACGCCACGAAACCGACATCAGGATGTCTCGTACTTTTCTTTTCATATCGGTAACTACTACTGGGGTTGTCATAACTGTTTCCATTGTTGCTGTGTTTATAGGGTTTTACTTTTTTATTATACCTCCCCCTTTTTTCGGGAGAGGTTCTTTAGCTTTATTCGTATGGTTGCCGAACCATCTTATCGAAGAGTGCTTGTAAGTCCCACAGGAGTTGTGGATAACCATTTGGATAAGAACGGTTATAATTTCTCATTCTTTCGAGGAGTTCCCGTTCTTTGGGTGTAACCTCCATCAGTTTTTTCTTTTGTTCCATATCTCATTGTTTTCTTTTGACGTTGCAAAGATACTACAAAAAAACGTACTACCAAACTTTTACTATAAAAATTTGTAGTAAGGTTTATTTTTTTAACATTTTAAAAGCCGTAACAGTTCGGAGACTGCCACGGCTACAAAGAACGAGCATCGTGTTTTTATACTTCTACGGACACGAAACCGTGGGCGATTAGGTCGGCAAGGAAGGCGTCGGGACTGTCGGTGGAAACAAGGTAGCCCTCAAGTTCCTGCAAGCGGTGAGCGAAGCGTTGCATATATTCCATATCTGTGCCTTCACTGTCGAAACGACTGCCTGCATGGAGCTGGCGGAGGAATTCCTCGGGGCTGTAGGCTACAATTTTGTGGTTGTCTCCTTTTATGTGGTAGGTTTTGAATTTTGGTGTATCTACTTGTTGATGTTCGGGGATTGAATTATGGGGGAGCTTGCTTTGTAGCTTTGCTTCGGTCATAATAGAGCCGAAGAGTTCTTTTGGAGAGATGGTCGGCCTATGCTGACCATCTCTTGTTTCTATTTTTATTCTTCTCATACTGCTAATTTTTTTGTTCTTATCTTTAGGTAAAGTTTTTCGCTTTCGGTGAGGAAGGGTATATTTTGGAGAGTTGTTCCTGCATTCACCTGGCCTTGTTTTGCAAAGGTAATCATTTTTGCGAGAAAATGAATCCAAGCAGACATCTTTGTGAAGTTCGTTGAACCTCCGTGCTGGCGGAACTCCACTGTGCGGTGGCGTGCATAAGCTTCGAGGTTTACCTTGTGGTAGCGGTTGTTACTGAATGCTGCCCGGAGGTCGCTGATAGTGGAAGCTCTATTGATGGCAGCCTCGGTAATGGCTGTAAGCCTTTTGCAGTAGGTGTTGTTGCGACGGCTGCGTGGCATGAAGTGGTCGATAACTCCCTCAAGGCGTTTGTAGGTGAGGATAAGGTTCTTCCATGTCTGAAGGTCGAACTCGGCAGTGTCCATGTGAACGTGAAGTCCGCACGAGTCGTTTACCTTTACATCGCAGAGGTCGAGTACCCAGCATACCTTTTCAAGTTCCTCAAGTCCCTGCTCACCGTGAAGGATTGGGCTTACCAGCTCGAAAGTGTTGTTGCCGTGAAGGCTTGCGTCTGTTACCAGTTTCCAATGGTCGGCGTGGTCGGTGTGATTGTAGCCTTCTACCTGTACGCTGATACCTGCTGCGGTAAGCTTGCGTGCAAGGCGGTCGCGTGTGCAGTTGTAGGCTTCAATCTCCACCCCGAAGTTGCGGTTGAAGGTGTAGTCGATGGCAGGGGCAATGGTGGCAGCAGTCTGCGCTGCTGTGTTAGTCAAGCTCTGCATCATGCGCTTATAAACATTTTGTACAAAACCGTAGTTACTACCTGCTGCAAGATCGGCCACCTGTCGGCGTGTAAGTCCGAGGGCAAGAAGTTTCTGAATCTTAGAGGTTTTTGTTCCGTTCTCGTTGAGAATGCTTTGAATTTGCTCGTTCATAATCTTTATTTTTTGAATGTTCTTTGTTTCTAATTGTACTGCTAAGGTAACACTATAAAGAGGAACGTGCAAGTAGTATTGGCTTTATAATCAGTGGTTTAGAAGTAATTATCTAATGATAAAAGATGCTACAAAAAGGGGCTTACGCATCGCTGCGAAAGCCCCGTCATCCTAAACAATCTATTAACCTAAATAACTAAAAAACCTATGAGAACATTTATTTAACTAACTGGTAATATCGTGCGTAAGTGAGCCGTGTGTGTGGATTACGGCTGATGATGTCCATGCGCACCTGCTTGCAGCCGAAGCGGAAGAAGAGGAAACGCTTGGGTATGCGGTGGACGATGATGTCGAGCGTGTCGGTGGAAGATACCGAGCCACGGAACAGGCTGTCGGACACACAACCTGAAAGAGATAACCAAGCATCGTGCCATGAGAAGCAAGCGAGGCTATCAGGAGGGCGCAGGCTGTTGTTCTGGTGCAAGCTATCGGTGGCTATGGAAGCCACATCGGGTGAGTGCCAAATAGGTGTTATGATGTTGGCAGAGGTGGTGGTGGCAGCGGTGGCAGCCTCGGATATGCGCGAGGGCTTGATGCCAGCGGATTTTGTAATCTTCAGCAGGGAGTCGCCACTGCGGCGGAACTCCGATGGACGGATATTGAGCGCAGGGACGGAAGCTCTGCTGCGGCCGGAAGAGGTTTCGCTGATTTCGATATTACCGTTGTGGAGCAACAGATTCTGATTGTTGCGGAGGCGATCACGGTCGGCTTTAACATTGACACAGGAACGGACGGCAAAGAAAGCGAGGCCAGCGAAGAGGAGCATCAGCAGGGCAGAAAATGTTTTGAATTTCATAAGCGTAAAATATTATAATGAGAGCAGGAGAATGCCGAGCAGTCCGCCGAGAGCGGTGGCAAGGGCGTCTTGGCATTCGGGCAGTTCGCCATGCTTCTTGTCGTAGTATTCTTTTGCAATCCCGGCCATCACAGCGGCAAGAAAGCCTAGCGCAAAAACTGTCCACCACGCAAGCCGGTGGCCGAGGAGTTGAGCAACAACCTGCGCGATGATGAGCCCGCAGATGAAGTGGAGGTATTTGTCGGTAGAGATGGCAGCCAACTTGAAGATTATTCTTTTTATCATTTTGCGCAGATTTGACGAACGGACTTAATGAGCAGGAGCATCATGCGGAGATAGTCGGGGGAAGTAGCATATCGACTGCCGAGGGTGTCGCAGATGCGACGGGCGAACTCTTCGGCATCGTGGCGGAAGGGCCACGCATCGGCAAAACCGGGCTTTTGGAGAAGCCGAGCGTGTTCGGCAAGGCAATCGGACAGTGAGTCGAAATCCTTAAAAAGGCGATAGACGGTGTAGTGCCACATCTTTTTATTTTTGACCTTGCAGACGGAGACGACGCGTTCGGGTGGCGTGAAAGTGCGGTCGGGGATGGAGAAATATTCATGGGTGAGCACGAGGACAGTCTTGCCCTTCCAGTCTGTCCCGCGTGTGATACCGAAGAGATTAAAACGACCCACACGGGACTTACCCCAGCCCGACTCAAGAATGGCCTGTGCGGTGACGAACTCGGGGGCGATGTCGGTAGTCTTCCGGGCTGCTGCGTAGATGGCGCGTGCAAAGTCGCGCTGTGCTTCTGTTGCCATAGTTGTGAATGTGGAGTTATTTATTTTGATTGATGTACTCGCCTTTGTCGTTGAAGTCTTTGAGGCGGCGGACGAAGGAGGCGGGGAGAATGGGATAGATGGCCTGAATGTTTTCGACGCAGGAGAAGACCTCGCGCACCATCATGAAGACACAAAGATAGGTGCCAATCCACTGTGTAGCTCCGACGACGCTGCCGTGTACGGTGAAGTTGGAGAGTACGTTGGAGAGGATGAGCAGGAGGATGTAGACAACGATCTTCTTGCAGAACTTGGAGAAGAAGAGTTCGCTGGAAGCATCTTTGTGGATGAGATGCTTCCATACGCTGAGAACGGTGTCGACAACGATTGCGACCGCTATCCACTTGGCAAATTCCCAATCCTGATAGAGGTATTGGGAGAAGTCTGCCACGATGGAGAGTGGCAGCGAGACGATTGATATCATTGGCAATTTTTTCATTATTTCCGGAATGTTGGTTTATGTGGGGTAAAGGTAGGCCGTCAGAGGCGACGGGCAAAGGACCGGGCGAGGGTATGGGTATCGAGTGTGTCGGGGGCGATGCAGGAGAGCATGAGCGTCCAGCCGGCGGAAGAGAGCTCGGTGGCCACGAAAGGAACGATTTCGGCCTTATCGAGTTCGCTGCGCGAGAGCCAGTCGATATTCCCGGCATCAGCATCGGCGATGAGCCATGCGTGGACCTGGGTGAGCAGACGGAGCGTAGTATCGGAAGCCAACATGTACTCGGCAGCATCGGCATGATTAGGCATCTTGCAGGCTACGGTGACGGCCATTTGCTGGGAGATGCGGAAGGAGCCCGGCTGGCTGCCGAGCATATCCACCTCTCCATAGTCGATAAATAGAAATGAACCGACGAGTTTGTCGATGCGCTGCTTGAGTTCGTCGAACGACTGCCCGTAGACATAGTTGGCGATTTCGGGGACGCGTGAACTTTCGGGCAATGCTTTCAGCGCCTTCAAAAGAGCATCGTAGTCAGGCGTGCCGGAACCATTGGTGAACATTGCGAGGACACCGTCTTTGGACGGGTATTGGGCGAAATAGAGGAATTGTTCTTTTATCATATCTTACTTGTTTTCTTCTAAATATGAAATAAACTTATCTACTTCATTGCGTAACAGCTTCATTTTATCGATAAAATCAGCAATGTTATCATCTTCTGTCTTATGAAGACGAATGGACCAACTGCAATCAGATATTTGTAAAAATGTATTTCTGATAGACTTTCCATGCCATGTCGTATTTCCATCAAAACATACAAGATTTCCCGTAGATGGAGAATCTTCTTTATTTAACCAAATTCTTCTTTGATACATAGTTATAGTATTTTATCAATTATATTAATAGGGAGTCCCACTTCGTCGCTGATTTTAAGTTTATCCCAGCCGAAGCCTTTCATATCGCGAACGGCATCGATGGTTTTCTTGCGCAGCACCTTGAGGTAGGTGATTATGTTCATCCCTTCTACCTGCCGCGCATCGCCAAGCCCCTCCTTTGAGAGATCGTAAAGCGCATCAGAGGCGTCGGTAGTGATGGGACGAGAAGGCTTTGGCTTGAATTTAGAAAGCAGAGAGAACGAGGTGTTACTGAAAAGGTAGTTATTGAAAGCCTGAAAATTGAACGAAATTGCGGTGAGTACTTCGACGGGCAGAGACGCGAACTCAGCGGCGAGGGCGTGGGCGTGCTCGGAGTCGTACTGCTTTTCAGGATAGTAGAGAATAGCTGCCATAAGGGGGAGCGACTCGGCGCCTTGTTCTATGAGTTCACGGGCCTCGATATATTGAAGTGCTGTGAGGGAACAGGTGAGCATGCCATAGCCGGTTTCGATGGTATACCCCCTATAGCGCTGCTCTTTGATGCGCACGGAAGGAATGAGCTGGGCGCAGAAGCAGAGGTCGACAACATATTGATAGTCCAACCTGCGTAGCACACGAGCTATAGGAAGATGCAGACGATAAGGGTCGACACGGCGGCAACGTTCGTAGGCTTCGCCGGAAACGCCGTCGAGCGCAGCATTGTTGTCGGGATAGTTGATTTGAAAGAGAAAGGTGAGTTGCTCGGAGATGGCTACGAGATTGGCTATCTGCTCCTCGGTACGGAATTTTCGTTTATCCCACCCCATCAGACGGAGGAGATGATTGATGCGCACCTCTCCAGCGGAGAGCTTTCCGCCGGCCATGTGCAGCAGGTCGGCCACGAGGCTGATGTAATGGTCGGAAGACATGCCTTCCCAGCGGTTGGGGACACGGTGGATTCGGCCTTGATAAGACAGTTCGATATCTTTCATGGCAGCATAATGATTTTATCGTCGGAGTGATTGTAGGCAGAATAGGATGAGATGTCGGCAGTCTGTTCGGTGGTGAGCAGTGTGTCGCCGTTCGAGAGGAGTTCGGCGGCTTCACCGTCGAGGCGGTCGGCAAGCGCGAGGGCAGCATTAAACTCGTCCTTGTCGGAACGGGTGGCATGACTTTCGTCGAAGAGATTGCGGATCGTGGCAGGAAACTCAAGAATATCGAAGCGACGGAGAGCCTTAGCGACGATCTTTTTGACGAGCGCAAGGAGCAGCATCGGCCGGACGCGGTGCGAATTGTCATCGGTGAGTTTGGAGAAATAGACGGACATGACTTCGTCGAGCGTTTCTTTCTGAAGGGGAACGGTACGGAAGAAGAACAGATAAGACCCGTCGATAGGATAAAGCATGTCGAAATCGGGCATGGTTTTGATTTCGCACTTTTGTAACATTTCAAAATAACGAGATTTTGCCCACAGTGCGGCGGGAGAGGTTGTATCACCATTCGGAACTTTCGTGTTCATGAGCAGTTGTACGATGGTATCGAGTGCATTGCAATAGTTATCCATATAGGAGCGCTTCATTGCTTCGAGCTCGTACTTATAGACGTTGATGTCGTTCTTGCGCCGATTGATACTGTCGAAGACGAGCTGCGACGCCATGGTCATGTTGGCCATAGCCGAGCGTAGTCCTTCCAAGAGCGGAGATTCTTCGGGCTCTTTTGTGATAGCTTGAAAGACTTCAGGGCTGATGGCGATCTCAATTCGTTTACGGGCAGTCAGTCCTGAAGGCTGTAGTTCCTTCAAATCCATGTTGGTCTCCACGCCCGGCGCATAGCGTCTGAAGGTGGAGAGGTCTTTGAAAAGTTCGGTTAGTATATTCATGATTGCTGCTGATTTAGTCGATCTTTGGGTGAAATGTCTTCTTGTCGCTGCGGAACCTCTCGGTAGAAGCCTATGCGGTATCCTTGCTTGTAAAGGTGTGGAAAGTTGAGCTTGAGGGCAAGGTTAAACGGTTCGGCGCAAATCTCGTCTTCGGGCGTGAGCGACATGATATATATAAGGTAGTTGTAGTAGGCATCGGAACCTGACTTACTGATTACGCCATCTTTACTGACGGCTGTGATGGAAGCGTCGAGCCCGACGCTTGACAGGAGTGCTTCCTCGCTGCGCTTATCGTAAGCGATGAGTGCCTCGATATATTCCTTATATTTGAGGTCGATAGTCTCGATTTTCCACTGCTGCTCGTTGCCTGACGAGTCCATGAACGAGATGGAGGAATAAGCCTTGCCCTGGTTGTCGGCACCACTAAGGTAGTCGCCGATTTTGCGAAGTTCCAGCCGCATATACTCCACGAGCAAGGATTCGCGATATTCGGTGCCTATTTCGATACCATTGTATTTTATCAAGTCTTTATCCTTGGACTTGAGCAACTTGTTCTCTTCGCAGAGCTTGATGAGCTGTGTGCGTTTGCTCGTCACCCATGCATTGGGGATGATGATGTGTATCTTGGCTGCAAGCGAATTACGCAAGAAAGAGTTGATGTAGGTGGCCGTCTTGTTACTGCCCTGAATGTAGGGGCGTGCGCCCTGATGGGTTTCGTTCACGCCGTAGAATTCATCGACCGATTTTTCGCGATGATGGGATACGGCAGCATAGAGGTAATTGTCCACCTCAGATAGTGCGAACTTCGGATAAACTTTATAATTGCCCAGCCCGTATGTCCATCTACCCACGGCGATGTGATGGAAGTCTCCATAACCAATTTGATCGTAGGCTACATCCTGACGTGTAGTGGCAAGACGGCAGTGCTTATTCTCTAATGTTTCTAATCCGGCAACAGGCATCATGCCCAGTCGCTTGCCACGGGCAAACCGCCATTTGCAGAAAAAGTCGCCGAAGTAATAGAAGTTCTTGATATTGGTCTTGGCGAACTCCTGGGCAGTGGCTTCCATGCCTCGCTCCTCCCACGTGTTCAACCATTCATCCCATTCGGGTAGCGCAGTGTATTCTCGCTTTATCTTGCCTTCCTCCACGGTCTGCACATAGGCGCAGGGGCCATGCCCATAAAGCATCTTTATCTCCTTGCTGTACAAGCGTGGCAGCAGGCGGTTCTGCTTGATCTCCATCGTTACCTCGTCGCAGAGCGCGTTGTTCACTCCACGCATACATACCTGATAGCCATTGACACTGAGCCATTGGTGTTCATGTAGATAGAGTTGTCTTCCTGTCGGCACGAGTAGTCCCGGCGTACCAAATACCTGCTGCCCTTCCCCTATCTGAAAGGAGAACACATTGCCGTCAAGGATATAATTTCCGGCATTGCCGTAAAGTTCTATTCTGTCATTCATAACCAATTTATCTTGTGTAGTTTATATCCATCTTGCGGGAATCCCATATACCTGATGAGTATGCGATAGCACATCCGAGGCTCACCATCGCCGTCTTCAAAGAGAAAGTAGTTCTCTGAATCAACGGCGAACCTATCCTGCGGTAGCTGCGTTCGATACTTGCAATGCTCCTTGATAACCAAATCTTCTCCAGCCATGCCCTGCGACCTCGAATAAGGGAAGAAACACAGCGTGAAGTCGCCTTCCGGTAGCTTGCTTATCTCCCTTGCCCATTGCATTGCATGAATGCCGTCCATTTCGATTACCTTCTTCATCACTTGCGAAATTACGCAATTTCTCTATTAAGGCAAAGGACGAGACGTGGAGTCTACCGTCATATTTCCGCCCATTTGAAGGGTTGCACTTCATTATCAAAAATCAGCGGTGCGTGCTGAAAAGCGGCGTTTGTCTATTTTGATTTTCACCTTTCAAAATATAACTGATTGATTCTCAATAAATTTGAATTTTGACCTATGTAAATAGACGCCGTTATTGCCCTATTTTGGACATTTTTTATATCAAATATTGGACATTATAGGGTGTTATATCGTGATGTTTTCGGGTAAATCATCGGGCAAAGAACTTAATTCTTTTTTTATGATGTCCGAATAAAGGCCGTATAAAAGGTAAATCATTGCACTCGGGAGCTGCGTGGTCATTCCTGGTCTACGTTTTAATTCTTCTTTTTTCTCGCTCGATTTATCTAACTCTATTTTTCCGTTAGTTTTCTTCAGCGGACTAATAAGGATTGCGCTACACAGATTTGGGCATTCGTTCTCATCAAGGCGCACTCTTGGCAACTGCGGAAGTTTTTCGGCAAAGAGCAACTGGCAGAGCCGGAACTGCTGCCAGTGGTAGATGGTGGGTGCACCGTCGTTGTAGAGGAACACCGAAAAGCCATAACCCTCTAAGGCTGCCTTCATTGTCAGCGAATCGGTGGTGATTTGTTCGAGTTCTTCTTTGGTTTTATTACCTGCACGGTCTGGATAGAGATGAATAACCTTATTTACAGCATCAGTACCAAAGAAAGAGTACACCTGCTGTGCGAGGTTCTGCTGGTCAGCGGGGATGTATGCCCAAAACTCCTTGATGATATCGAAACGGCGACCGTATTCCTTCTTTTGTCCGACGATGAGTGACTGGAAGTTGCCCGGGTCGTAGCCTATATAGAGTGGTTCCCGTTTATCGTAGTGGCGCAGATAGCGTGCCGTGAGCGTGAAATGGTCCTTGAGGTTCAGCTTCAATATCTGGTCGTAGATATAGCTGTCCTTGAACTGATGCCGCTCGTGGTCGTAGGTGGTGAAGAACTTATTGGTTACCTCCTTGTGGCGAATGGCACAGATAGCCGTGAGGAACTCATCCATATCGAGCGTGTCGAGCTGTGTCTTGAAGAACTTAGGACCGAGAATGTCCTTGTTGCAGAACGAAGAGGCACGGATATAGTAGATGGCGTTACGGCGCATATCGGCAAGGCGAGGTTTCCAACGTGCTATAGATGCGTTGAGCCGCTCGGTTTCCAATCTGATTTTCTCCATTACGACCGGATTCTTGGTGTTGCGCAGTTTCTGCTGGAGAGTAAACTGCTTATATAGCGATTTATTGACGTCAAGTGATACGCTGGCAATCTCCTCGATGAGCTGGTGATTTACCTTATGTTCATATTCTTCAAACCAAGCGTCCTCACCTAATTCAACACGAGCAGTATCACTCACACCAGTAACACCCTCGTAGTATGCCGACCGACGTATCTCTGCCGAGGCACCACGGAGCGAGGGGAATAGGCGCGACTTCAGTTTCTCGCCGCTGTTGTGCTTCATCTCCTCCACAAAGGCGTGAACGGCGTTACGACCTGCCACACTCTCGGGCTGGTCGGAAGACACGAGTTGCAGGTGCACCCCGTTGCGAAAGATAACCGAGTGCTTTGCGTAGGCTATGGGGTAACGTGGGCGACGAAAATGCGAGGGCAGCTTTGCCTCGCCCACCACATAGTCGATGCCATACTCCAGCATCGCACGCTGCTTGCCGTTCACCATAACGGGGCGAGAGAACGATGCCTGAATGTTCGGCCATACGTTGGTCATCAGGGCTACGTAGGTCTTGTGGACCAAGAATGACAGTTCGCCCGGCATATCGTTTGCCACACGGATAAGCCGTGGCACGATTACTCCTTCCGTCTTACCCGTGGCACGCGCCCACTCGGCATAGAGCATATTGGGGTCGATGATGTTCGCCAGCAGCTGCACACGGTTCATATAGTAATGCTCGAAGTCGAGCGTACTCTGTTCAGTTGGTTGTATATCAGTCATTGGGCAATTCTTCCACGATTTCGGCTTCCTGAATGTCTGCATCACGCAGCAGACGTTTCTTTTCCTTGTTCTCAATAGGAAGTGAGTCGATAAGTGTAACATAGAATCCTTGGTTGTGCTTGGCAGCAATCTCCTTGAGGTTCTTCTTCGAGAAGCCAAGTTCCTCGGGGGTTAGCTCAGGAGAAATTAAGAAGAGAACTCCTAAGTCCCTGTCTGCCTCTGCAATCTCTGAAGACCTACGACGGCACTCAAGGGCTGCATCGTAACAAGATTTCATACCCTTATAGTCGCGATTAAGAGCGCAGAGTTTGGCAAGATCCTCATATTTATTGGCAAAGTTGCTTTCCCAAACCTTTATAGGAACATTACAATCAACCTGAAAGTAGTTGATAGCCTGATAGATTCTTGCCATACAGGTGCGCTCCTCTATCTTTATGCGTTGCTCTGCATTGATACGGAGCTTCAGTTTTTTTGCTGCTCTTGTTATGTTACGCTCATGCTCGAATATTTCTGCAGACCATTGGAGTTGCTGTAAGAACAACTTGACATCCTGCGGAATGCCCTCACAGTCCCCATTCGTCAAGAATGCGGATATGAGGTCAGGGTGTATGGAGTCTAATTTCTCTATTTCACTTTTCATATTCCAAAGAGTTTCATACGCAGGTCTTTCTCGGCACGTCCATTCTTACGCTCCTCAAGCAGAGTGATAGAATCGATTTCTCCTTTCTCTGCTTTTTTTGCGAGTTCTGCATCAATATTATACTCACCAAGTGCACGCCCTTGGTGATATGCCTCGTAGTAGACATCGCCGGGAATGCCTATACGATACAATAGGGCTATGCGCTTGACTTTTCTAAGGCCGAGCAGTTGACAGATACGCTCAGGAGTGTAGCTCAATGCTCCGAAGGTTCTCACCTGGTTCACATACTCGTCTGATAATTCTTCCTTAATTAATTCTGACATAGGATAATCTTTTGGGTTTCAGCAGCAGTGAAAATAGTACCGTTTCTATCTAACAATATAGGCTGCTGTGGAAACATTGCCATAAACCTGCGGACCGTAGCTGCGACATACTTCGGGTCAATCTCCATGCCATAGCCGATTCTGTCGGTCTGCTGGCAGGCCATGATGGTAGAACCGGAGCCAGAGAATAGGTCCACAACGATGTCGCCATTTTTTGTGCTGTTGGTTATCGGATATGCCATCAGAGCAATAGGTTTCATGGTCGGGTGTATCCTGTTGGCTTTAGGTTTATCGAAATTCCAGACTGTGGTTTGCTTTCGGTCGGCATTCCAAAAATGAGCTGCGCCAAGTTTCCACCCATACAAGCAGGGTTCGTGCTGCCATTGGTAGTCCTGACGGCCCATTACAAGAGAGTCCTTGACCCAAATGCAGCATTGTGCAATCTTGAAGCCAGCTTCCCTGATAGCTCGGCGGAAGTTCTCACCTTCAGAATCCGCATGAAAAACATAGAACGAGCCTCCAGGCTTCACAATGGCAAACATGATATTGAAGACTGATCGTAAGAACCTAAAAAACAGGTCATTTTCCATCGAGTCGTTCTGGATCGTGAGTTTATCTTCTCCTCCGCCTTCGTAATTGACATTATATGGCGGATCCGTAAGTATCATATCTGCAGTTCTCCCATTCATCAAGGCTGCAACATCTTTGTTTGCACGACAATCTCCGCACATCAGTCTATTGTTTCCAAGTTGAAAGATGTCCCCTGGTTGGACAAAATTCTCAGTGTTGTCATCTTGCGAAGCTACATCAATGACGTCCTCTTGTATTTCCGACTTATCTATTTCTGCCGGGAAGAGTTTTTCACCGCCTATGGAAAAATCCGTCTGTTTGACTTCATAACCAAGGTTGAATTTAGCTATATCATCTCCGTCGATGTTGTATTTAGTAAAAAGAATCGTGTCAGGATTCTTCTGTGCAAACTCGGAGTTATAGGCAGCTATTTCCTCTACGGCCTCTCGCTTGTTAGAAGCCTGAATTTCCTCGTAGGGTATTTCGGGAATGGTGAAACCATAAGAGCGAAGCCCCAACAAGGCCTTCCGCCTTTGGTGTGCATCGATAATCCACAGCTTACCATCAGGGTCTTTCCACACTTTGAAGGAATACTTGAAGCCGCGTGTAATGATGAGCATTTGCAGCTTCGATAACTTGTCTGCATCAGGTATTTTGAAATCTTCCTGAAGTTCGATAAAAGAGTCCAGCGGGGCAGTAGGGAGGTTGCCCAAATTAAAAACTTTTATACTGTTTTCCATTTTTTATTTACTTTGTTGTTCTAAAACCATTTTAAACAATTGTTCCTGCTCTTGATGCCGTTTAAGATTCTGTCTGTCCTGCTGACGTCGGTCCTTGCGATCGCTGCGCTTGAGATAGGAACGATAGCGCTTGATATTATCAAGTACGTTTTTATGCCGGCGTAGGAATTCGGCAGGGTTAGCCTTGAGCAGACGAATGAGCCGGGCTATCTCGGATTGTCCGTAGAGAATAGGATGCTTGTAGAGAAACTTTCCTGTATCATTGAACGACTGCAGCTCGGCGAATGCCTGAAGATTGCGGATGCGCAGTTCTGCCATATCGGCTACGGCCTGTGCGGTGGGCTTTGTCTCCAGCAGTTCGTCGAGCTGCTTCATTTTTCGCCATGTGTTGATGCGGTCGTTATAGAGAACGGTCGCAGTCTGCACGTCGGCATCGTCAAGGTTTGTCCAGTCTATTTTCGGGTACTCTTCTTCTTTTTTTTTGGAGTGGCTGGCTTTTTCGGCTTTTCTCCTTTAGTAGAGTTATCCGCAGGACTTTCAACAGGGGTGTCTTTGGGGGATGTCGGGTTCTCGCTACCCTTACCGTCATCAATGGGATTGCCGTCGGGGTACGTCGGAGCTTCATTGTCTGCTTCCTGCTGAGAGAAGAATTCACGACGGTTGCGCACGATGTCGTCGTGGTCGGCTACATCGAGCAAAGCGAACAGTATATCCTCAGCATTTTTCCTTGCTGCGAGGTCGAAGCGCGTGAAGTCCGTACTTTGCGGATTCTTTTCGTGCAACAAGCTAAGGTCGGCCTCGGCTGCCAGCGGATTGGTGAGCTGGCGGAAGTGATATAGTTTTTCCTTTACGCTATACATAAAAATAAATTAAAAGCCCACCCCAGGCCCCTCCTTTAGGGAGGGGAACCTATTCCAACAGGTATTTTACCGGGGGCCTTACGGGCTGTTATTGATTATGCTTCTGTTCTTGATACTTCGACGAGGGTCGTGGTATCAAATACACGGAATGTAATAGACGCGCCGGTTTTAGCCGTCCATGTAGCACCATCTTCGAGAATGAAGGTAGAGCCATCGGCAATGGTCGCCGGCTTGTCGGTTCCTGCACCGAGGAGCGTAATGTAACGTCCCTTGTCGCTCTTGCTGAGTCCGGATACGGTGGTGATAGCTGCAGCAGCTGATGTGCCATTCGTTATCAT